CATGTAGCACCGCAGAACCAGCTGCTTGATCTCTCCGGCAGGCTCCACACTGGCGGCATAAACCCGGGCGGTCTGGCTCCCGGCGCTCCATTTGTGATCCATCAGCACCGTGCGGCCCACAAACAGCTTTGCAAGGCCCTCCAGTGCGGCGTCGGTGAACCGCTCATAATCCCGATCCACCTGATTGTCACAGGCGGCCAGCCGGAAAGTAAACACCTCATCGGCCACCAGCGGACGCAGGGCCTGCTGATTGATCAGAGCCAGATCCGCATCGTCCAGCGTCTGCTTCTGGACGCTGGCGCTTTTTAGAATCTCATTCATTTTTTGGACTGCTCCCTTCCGGCAAATTTAATTCACTCGCTTTGCCCAGTGCCCGGATGACACTCAGCAGAGACCACTGATCCAAAGGCCCATAGCCCCAGCTGGCGTAATACGAATCTCCGCCGGGAATATTCCCCATATCTTCCAGCGCCCGGATTTCGTTGGCATTCAACCCGCTGATCTCTCGCAGGACGCGATACCATGCCGCCTGTGCGGTAGTGTCGCCCTTTAGGAATACCTTCAGCTCCCGCTTAATGCGGAGGTTCTTTGCCCGTTCGCCGGGAAGCAGCAGCTTGTAGGTGTCTTCCTGCCCCCACTGGGTCTCATAGGCCAGCAGGGTGTAGTTAACAAACTCAATGCCGTTCTGCTCATTGGATTGGTAGGACTGCTTTCCGGCATAAGCCAGATGCAGCGGCACGCCGAAGAACCGGCAAACGTCCGCCACGCGGAGCTCACTGCTCTCTACAAATTGTGCGTCGGTATTGGTCATGGAAATTGGCTGATACTTTAGCCCAAGATCCAGCACCGCAACGCGCATGGCGTTCCCCGGCCCCTTGTGAACTGAATCCCACGATTTGCGCAGCTCCTCCTTTGGATCAACCATGATTTTTGTTCCGTCCGCCAGCGTCCGCTCTACATTGCCACCTAAATCGGATTCCGTGGTCAGGATGCCGCTGGGCTGCCCGCCGCTGCGCCAGGTGCTGTTTTCATACTGCTGAGCCGCTCTTGCAGTGTCCAGCGTCAGCGACGCCCGCTTCAGCACGCTGATTCCCTCTATTCCGTCCTCGCTGTACGCCTTGTAATGCAGGATATTGTCCGGTCGGAGCTGCGTGATTTCTCCGGTGACCGGGTGTGTGAAGAAATACCACAGGTGTCCGGACGTGTCGATCAGCGGGGTAACGTAGTCCGGCGGAAGAGGGAGCAGTTCCAGCGGATGCCCGGAGCTTGGGTCCCGATAGATCCAGGCGTAGGCATTGCCGCGAAACAGTTGGTTACACAGCATGAGCCGCTGATAGTCAAAGGTCGTCATGGCCTCATTTGCCCGACCCCACAGCACCCGGCCTAGCCGGTGATCCGGCAGGCGCTGCTTGCTGCGCTCATCCATGATGTAGACCGGCAGCACCGCCATGGAGTTGGACAGGAGTTCCACGCACCGGTTCACCGTGGAGATCTTCATGGCCCGGTCACGGCTCAGGCCCACAGCATCCTCTGCGGTCAGCCAGCCCGCCGGATTATCCAGCGTCATATTTGTGATCACGCCGCCCAGTGACTTCTGGGGGCTGTCCAGCGTCCGTCCGGCACGGGCCAATCCTCTTTTTAGACTCACTTGCGATCATCCTCTCCCCAAATGGATAACACTGCACCGGCCACCATCAATCCGCCGCCGCCGATCAGCCCGGCAGGCAGATAGATCATTCCGGCCCCCACCGCCACAACAGTGGCCCCGGCCAGCAGGGCCAGACTATTGAGATTCGCCACCAGACTCTTAACAAGTCGTTTCATGCAAATTCCTTTCCGGCCCTCTGGCCTTACAAATGGTAATTTCGTGTCTTCATGGCCTGCGCCAGATCCGGCTTGCCTTTCTTCCAGCTCAGCATCCAGGTGGCCACCGCGATAATCCACGCGACTGTAATATCAATACGCCCGGTGCTCTTGTTTTTCATGGGCTTTTTGTTCCCGTTTCCGTCCACATAGCAGCGGAGATTGCCAAAGCACCATCTGGCGCAGGTGTTGTGGACATGCTGCATCTCTTTACTCAGGATCATCCGCTCCATCGTCTGCATAGCGGGCCACATGTTCTTTAGATCCTGCGGGATATCCACAATGGAAAGGCCCTGGTCTCCCAGCAGCGACGTGATGAGCTGGCTTAGATATGGATCGAATCCCACCGTTTTCAGATCATAGAGCTGCCGCGCCTCCAGAATTGCAGACACCACCATCTGATAATCAATCAGATTTCCGGGACACAAGTCCAAGAAACCGGCTCGTGCCCAATCCCGATAAGCCACATGGTCCCGCTTTTCCGCTGCGACGATGTCACCGTCCGGCCGCCAGGCATGAAACAGCGCCACCGTTTTGTCCAGCCCTGCCTGCTGGGGAAACAACAGTACGAAGGCCGTCAGATCCGTGGTAGCGGATAGGTCAACACCGCCGTAGCAGGTTTTTCCCTTTAGCTGCTCCAAAGCCACTTCCCGCTCTGCTTTTTTGCTGGGGCCCCACTGCGTTTTGTCGTAAAGGTTTAGGCTCAGCCACCCTACCGCCTTTACGGAGATCCACTGATTGAGCCGCAGCCAGCGGAACAGCTTTTCTCCGGCCTCGCTCTTTTTGGCCTCCTGGGCTTCCAGGCGCAGCGTGCGGATCTTCAGGTGCTGCCCCAGAGACGGATTACACTGATACCACAGTGCCTCATCCCAAATATCCAGCTTGGCAAGGTCGTCCGGATCGTCTCCATAAACCGCCGTCAGGCCGTACAGGATAGGGAGCCAGTTGGAGAGGTCCCGCCCCAGCAGCTCCTGCTCCGCAGCGGCAAGGTCCTCGTCCGCCACATGGCGCAGGCTCAGGATGCTGTGCGGATCTCCGCCCTCGTCCAGCACCTTTTTCAGCTGCCGGGCATCCCGAACGCCCACGGCCTTCTCGTGAATTTCCCAGCCGATGGAGCCCCGGTCCGGGTCGTCTCCAGCGGTGGTCAGAACGATATAGACCGGCTGCTTCCGTCCAGAGCCGGAGCCGAAGGTCATGACATCCCACAGATCCCGGTTGGGCTGGGCATGCAGCTCGTCGAAAATAACGCAGCTGGGCTTGTAGCCGTGCTTACTGAATGCCTCACTGGAGAGGACCTTCATGGTGCCCAGCACCACCCACTTACTGCCGCCGTTTGCTGTGGCGACTCGCTTCCGGTATTCGATCAGCTTGCGGCTATCCACGATGTGCAGCTCGTCTCTGGCAATCATCTTGGCCGTCCAGGGTGCGGTGGTCAGCATAAAGACCGCCGCGTTAAAGACGATTCCGGCGTTTTCCTTGTCCGCTGCGCAGATGTATACTTCCGCGTTCAGCTCGCCATCCGCAAAGAGGTGGTAAATGCCCAGGGCCGCCGCCAGCTCGCTCTTGCCGTTTTTCTTTGGAATCTCCAGATAGAGATACCAGTAATGCCGCAGTTGCTCCTGGGTGTCCTCGTCCACATCCATGGTGGAGTAAAAATCCATGATGGCGTTTTGCTGCCAATCATACAGGCGGAAGGGCTTTCCGGTGTCGGTGGTGGGCAGGCGCTGGATGAAATCGCACACGAATCCGCCGGCGGCGGCGTCATACAGTGTGCTGTTAACTGCAGGCATGGATTACTTCACCCCACTCAGAGCGGCCTCCTGCCGTGCCCGCAGGCGCTGGGTGAACTCGTCCTGGGAATCGTCGCCCGGAGCGGCCGCCGCGTTTTTCAATACCTCCGGCACCACGATCCGGCATCGGCTGGTGACTGAAAGGCCCATGACCTCGGCGCACTGTCGCGCCTGCTTGAAGTAGGTACCCTGCACCGTCGTCCACTCCTTCGCCAGCTTCTCGTCCTTGTCCCGGATAGCGGAGGAGGCCAGCTTGTCCGCCCGCTGCCACCGCTCCCGCGCCACGAAATACTGTGCCAAGACATCCCGGTCAATCTCCGCATACAGCCCGGCAGACCGCAGGATCTCGCCGATCTCACGAAACTCCTGATGAAACTTTTTCGCAAGCCACCTCGGCGGCATCGCCGCGTCCGGAGGCGGCACATGCACTTCACGGTCCCGCCGCGCGTCCTCCTCGGCCTTGCCCAAGTGCTTTTTGCCTTTTTGCTTTACAAGATCCGTCGGCTGCCGCTTTCCCGCCATGTGGATCACTCCTTCCCTCGTCTCGCTTGTTTTCGGCTTCCGCCATCTGCCCAACGGCCGTTTTACTCAAGGGCAAAAACAGTCTGCTATCACAGGCTGGACAGCGGTGCCCATCGTAGCAGCGGCTTCTGGTCTCGACAATACAGCCGCAATCCAGGCAGATATATCTCATGGGTTTTAACATCATGCTGCTCCTTCCACCCGGCGCATCACCCGGCCCTCGCGGTTGGTTCACGAGGACCAGGCGGAGGAAAGGATACCGGTCTCAAGGACCGGGTGACACGCCGGTGTCCAAATTGGGCACATTTTTGCCCCGCTGTCTCTGCATTTCGCGCTCAGGCTAACTATGTCCGACCGATCAGACCCCGCCCAGCTCGCCGGACCCACCTCTGAAATTTCCCGTGGGGCGATTTTCTCGTTCGGAGGAGGGCTTGTGGTCTTCCATCATTTTTGTCAAAACATTATTGGCCCGGGGCGGGTTGCAAGGAATCGCCCAAGCGCGGGCTCGATACGCCCGTGCGCCCAAGCGTCCAGCCGATCACCGCCGATAACGGCTTCGCAGCGCATCCTTTTTCGCTCGCATTTCCGCTATGGTCTTGCGGCTGTGGCAGGAATGGCACAGGCTCTGCAGATTGTCGCGGTCGGTGAACTTGCCCCAGTCGCCCTTGTGGTCCTCGATGTGGTCCACGTCGGTGGCCAGTGTACGGATGCCACGCCGGGCGCACTCTCGGCAGAACGGCTCCCGCAGGAGCTGCGTAGGCCGGAGATCATCCAGCCACTGCGGCGTCCGGTACATCCAACGCCAGGACTGCGACTCCTCGCTGCGCTGGGTACGATCCTTGGGCTTGTGCGCCGGACAGTAGCCGTCACGGGTCAGGGCGCTGCATCCCGGATGCCGACACGGTCGGAGCGGCTTCCAGGCCACGGGCTATCACCTCCGGGCAAAACAAAA